CCCTACGACAAAGTAAAGTTCTATCGGTGTTCAAAATGCAATCGGTTAATCTCCATATCACCGTGCTATGAAGTTGGTAAGAGCCTTGACGAGTACCCATACTGCCATTGCGGAGCAAAGATGAACGGGGGTGCAGAATGACGCATGAACTTAAGATTTTAAAGCCGTACTACGAAGCAGTAAAAGTAGGAGATAAGACGTTTGAACTTCGGAAGGACGACAGGCCGTACAAGATAGGCGATACGCTTATATTGCGCGAGATAGGAGCAGGGAACACGTACACAGGGCGTTACATCCGTAAGAAAGTCGGGTATATCCTCGGAGATTGCCCCGAATACGGGCTGTTTAGAGGATATTGCATTTTAAGTTTGATATAAGGGGGAGAAAATGAAAATATTGCTAGTAATGTTACTTGCGTTTGACTTGATGTACATAACATACGTATTGAGCAAAGAATGGAAGAAAGCACCAACGGCAAAAGATATTATTGTTTGGGGCATACTGCTTGCTATCAATGTCATTATAGACAATATAGCTTTTTAGAAGGAAAGAGGGGGTTATATGGAAATAACTATATGGATGTTACTGCGGGCAAGGATTAAAAAGTTTCTCGGTATAACATCACCGACAAGCTACATACACGGTTACAAGTATCAATACGACTATTTGAAAGCATTGAAAAAGGAATGGGAGGACAAAGGATGGATGTATTAATTATCGGAGCGGTCTTGATAATGTCTTGTGTAATAATCGGAGTTACATTGTCAGAGATGCAGAGACTTAATAAGGAGTGCGACGACCTGCGCAGAGAACTTGAAAAAGTAGAGACGCAGAGAGAAGCGGAGAACACGAGACACAAGAACCTGCAAAAAGCACTTAGGGATAGGCTGGAGGAAGTGAGAGAAGCATTAAACGCACCGCCCACAAAAGATGTCGTGTACAGTACAACAGGATTAAAGCTACTACACTTCGAATACTGCATGAGATACGGCGAGAGGAAAGACCTTGAAGAAAAATACCCCACTATGGGAGAAGAGGCAAGGCGATTAAAAGCACAACACGTTATCATGCCGCAGGTTATGACAGAGGTTGAGAAGCATATCGCAGAGAGCTTTGATGCAAAGCATCTAGAAACGACATACGCGGTTGATATATGGGTAAGAAGTCAGTAAATGTCACTGTAAACAGTGATACAATAAGAGAGTAAAGAAGTCAATCATAACAAACACCCCAAATGTTTTACCTCCCACACATACAAAATAGCACGAGAAAAGGCATCACCTAAACGGCGGTGCCTTTTCTTATACGAAAAACATGAGGGGAGACAGAGAGGGAGTAAGTTATGCCAAGAAAACCAACAGGGAAACCCAACGGGCGACCACCTATAAATATAGACAAGAAAGAGTTTGAGGGATGTTGCAGAATACTATGCACTAAGAACGAGATATGCGACATTTTCTCAATAAACGAGCAAACATTAACGGCATGGTGTGAACGTGAATACGGAATGGGTTTTTGTGATGTATATAAAAAGTTCTCCGCAGGGGGTAAAAAGTCACTCCGTAGATATCAATTTGAGCTAGCGGAGAAAAACCCGACAATGGCAATATGGCTTGGAAAGAATCTGTTAGGGCAGAAGGACGAGGTTGCTATAGATCATGGCGGCAATGAATTACTAACAGCCTTAACTGACTTAGCAAGAAAGAACATGAACAATGATTAAGTTCAGCCCTAAACAAGAAGCATTTATCCTTGATAAATACGACCACACATTTGAAGTGTGCGAGGGTTCACCACGTAGCGGAAAGACATTTGCGGCAACGGCACGTTTCGCTATGCACGTATTAGCAAGCCGTGATACATCACATTTAGTTGTTGGTTATTCATCCGAACAAGCCTATCGTTTGATATTTGACGGTGACGGGTTCGGACTTACACATATATTTAAAGGTTTTTCAAGAGTATCACACGACGATTCAGGAGCACATTTACTTGTTACCTGCCCCGATGGTTCAATCAAAAAGATATATTGGAAGGGTGGCGGCAAAGCTGACAGCCACAAAGCTATAACAGGTATGTCGCTTGGTTCGGTTTACTTCTGTGAAATCAATCTGTTACACATGGATATGATACAAGAATGTTTCAGAAGAACCTACGCCGCTAAAGACAGATGGTTAATAGCCGACCTTAACCCACCTGCGCCAAAGCATCCTGTTATTACACAAGTGTTTGAAGTACAAGATACTAAGTGGATGCATTGGACTTGCCACGATAACCCCGTGTTAACTCCGCAGAGGTTGAAGGAAATCGAAGAAGCGTGTAGTAAATCACCATTCCTATATAAGCGTGATTGGCTTGGAGAACGGGCAATTCCGCAGGGTGTGATTTACTTCATGTTCGACCAGAACAAGCACGTTCTTGATTATATTCCCGATAGATTAGCGCCAATAGAAATGTACTTTGCAGGTGACGGAGGAACAACGGACGCAACATCAATCGGGTGCTTCATTGTTTGTGATGCGGGCAACCCGATAGCAGGTACACATCATTATGTAGTCTTATGCGTAGGCGATTGGTACTATAACGGCGGTGCTATGGCTATGTCAGACCAAGCAAAGCACATTGTAAGCGAGTTCATCCCGTATATGCGCAGTAAGTACCATATGAGGGAAAGCACTATACTGATTGACCCTGCGTGTAAAGCGCTTAGGCTTGAAATCGAAAGATTAGGGCTTATGACGCAGGGGGCAGACAACAACGCACATGACATCAAAGGAACTAAAAAAGGCATCAAATGCGGTATTGAAATGTTTCAGAACTGCATCACAAACGGTAGGTTTTATTGCATTGATGATGATCGGTACGGGCAAGAAAATTTCTTAACCGAAATAGGGCTTTACTGTTGGGATGATAACGGCAATCCTGTTGACGCATATAATCATGTGTGCGATTCCTACAGGTACGCAAACACATACTTTATGAAGAATTACGGGTTATGGAACTAATGTATTTATAGATGCTTTGCGATATGGTATAATATTCTTAAAAAAAGGGGATATTGAATATAACGGGTTGAGATTTTGCAAGGATGAAAAGACAGGGTATTATCTCAACAGCACGATCCGTAAAAGGCTGCACCGATATGTTTGGGAACAAGAAGTCGGAGAAATACCAAAGGGCTGTCATATACACCACATAGACGGTGACAAGTCAAACAACAGCATTAACAATCTTACAATCATTACTGCAAGCGGACACGCAAGATTGCATGGGGCAGAAGCGGAACGCAAGAAGATAATGAAAGCTAACATAGACAAAGCAAGGGTATACGCTATTGAATGGCATAAGAGCGAAGAAGGGCGCAAATGGCACTCCGAACAATCAACAGGCCACAAGATGAAACGTTATGCAAAGAAATGTGAGGTTTGTGGCAAAGAGTATCAAGGCACAAAGATACAACGGTTTTGCTCGGGCGCTTGCAAAGCGAAATTCCGAAGGGATTCGGGAGCCGACGATATAAAACGTATATGCCCTATATGTGGCAAAGAGTTTATGACAGAGCGGTTCAAACCTAACACATACTGTAGTAAGATATGTGCAGGTGTGGCGCATATCGGATGGTACGACAGAAAGCAATCCTAAACGGGTTGCTTTTTTGATGATATTTAATATATTATCGTTATACCGTTAATGCGGTTAGATAAAACCACGGTGTTATATCCGACAAAGTGATAATATTTTAAGCATTGCAATAATGCAACGACAGTATGCAAGCAGCTTTAACAGCAAAATTGATTTATTTTAATAAAATGGGCGGTAAACCATGAAAGTATTTGAGAGGTTCAAGAAACTTATGAGCGACTTAAACAACAAAGTAATAGCAACGGCGGCAGATATGAAAGCATCAAAAGAGTTTAAGGATGTTTTTGAACTTGGCGGCGTTCCTGCTTACAGTCAGTTTTATAACTTCGGGATATTCCCTTGGAAATACGTGTATAGAGGATTCTACAAAGCATGGCACTTGATTAAAGCACCTACAATCGCCAACCCCGAAGCAATGAGACAGGTTAGCTATTTGAACATGGCTAAAGCGGTTACAAGTGAACTTGCTGGCATGGTATGGACAGATCAGTGCGAAGTCAACTTATCAACAAACGGCGTTGATGATGTGGAAAACGACAAGTTGCACGCTTTTGTTAATGCCGTTCTTGAAAAGAACAACTTCAACGTCAAAATGCTTGAAGTAATCGAACAGGCGGCGGCTCTCGGTGGAGAGGCATTAAAGGTATGGTATGAAGTCAAATATGACGCAGACGGAAACGAGATACCCGCTAGCGGAGAAATCAAGATAGGCTATTGTATGGCCGACCAATTTGTACCGACTTCATGGAACAATGCCGAAGTAACAGAGGGCGTTTTTGTTGACAGGAAAGCAAAGGGCGGTTATTACTACACCCGTCTTGAATGGCACAATTGGAACGGCACAACATACGAGATAAGGAACGAACTGTATAAGTCACAGATTAAGCCCAACGGAGAAACACAAGATATACTCGGCTTTAGATACCCTCTAAACGCCGTATATCCTCACATAACCGAATGGGCGAAACTTCCCGTTAGTAAATCGCTTTTCAGTTATTTCAGAACGCCGACAGCAAACAACCTTGACGATAACAGCCCGTTAGGAGTTTCGATATATGCAAACGCTATGGACACGTTACACGCGCTTGATATTGCTTATGATTCGTTTGTACGTGAATTTAGATTAGGCAAGAAACGTATCATTGTTCCTGCGCGAATGATTAAGACAGTTACAGACCCCGTTAGCGGTAAACTTGTTAGATACTTCGACGCAACAGACGAAACATATGAAGCATTTAGCACCGACGACCCCGACAGCCTAAAGATACAAGATAACTCCGTAACACTTCGAGTTGAGGAACACGTAGCAGGAATAAACGCCTTGCTTAATATCCTATGCTTACAAACGGGCTTATCTGCATCAACATTCAGTTTCGATGCAAAAGGCGGCTTGAAAACAGCAACAGAGGTTGTCAGTGAGAACAGCAAGACGTATAAGACCGTTAAGAATTTCCAAAACATGATTAAACCTGCTGTTGTTCGACTTGTTGAGAACATCATCGCGGTTGCTTCAATATACGACCTTCAATATGAAGGTGTAAGCGTTTCAGAGCTTGCAAAGAGCGGTTATGAAGTTGCTGTGGTTATGGACGATGGAATAACGCAGGACAGACAGACGAACATAAACGAAGGTATTCAGCTTGTTAACGCAAAGCTGATGTCAAAAAAGAAGTTCTTAACCGACCCGAAGTATGGACAGGGCTTAACCGAGGAACAAGCCGACGCAGAATTGGAGCAGATAGCGCGAGAAGGACAAGTAAATGCAATTAACGTTGATATGATGCGGATAAATACCGCGGAGTGATAAGCTATGACACCACAGAGAATTGCGGACATATCCGAACCAATTGAACAGCTCTACAGTGATTTAACCGATGAGCTTTTAATCAACATAGCAAAGCATTTATCGAAATCAACGGCAACATGGAGCGCACTGCATGAGATTGAAACCCTGCAAGAAATGGGGCAACTCACCGAAGAAAATATAAAGATAATCAATGATTACGTTAAGCGTATGCCGCAGGAAATCAAGGACGCTATGAATGAAAGCCGACTTGAAGCGCTCGGAGAGATAGAGAAGAAGTTAGCAGATGCGGCGGCAGATGGTTATTTAACACAGCCCGTCACAGACGGTACGGTGGAAGTTGCACAAGCACTTAGCAACCAAGCCGTCGAGCAGTTGAATTTAGTTAATCAAACAATGCTTAATTCAAGTTTACAAGCCTATCAAACGGGCGTATATGAATTTAGGCAGGAAATGAACAACTTGTCTATCAAGACGATAGAAACGGAGCAACAGTTAGAGGTTGCTCAAAATGAGCTTAATAAGGCGGCGGCATCCGTAGTAGCTGGAACTGAAAACAGAACGGTAGCACTCCGAAAGTGCATAAAAAAGCTGAATGATGCAGGTATCGTTGGCTACTACGACCGCATTAACAGAGCATGGACAGCCGAAGCATACGTAAACATGAATATACGCACAACGGTTCACGATACGTATATTCAGTCAATACAGACAAGACAACAGGAATACGGCTCAGACGTTTTCCAAGTATCAAGCCATACAGGAGCAAGAGCACTTTGTTATCCGTACCAGGGCAAGTTTTATTCATGGAGTGGAAGAAGTGGCGAGATAACATTGGGTGATGGCAAGAAGTACCCCTTTGAACCGATAAGCGTTACAAGCTACGGAGAACCCGCAGGGCTATTCGGTATTAACTGCGGTCATGTTCCGTACCCTATGATAAATAACGTTTCTGAGCCTGTTAAAGAGGATATACCGAGTGAAGAAGCAAACACACGGGAATATCAAGAAAGCCAAGAGCAAAGGCTATTAGAACGGCAAATAAGGAACGCTAAAAGAGAGGTTGAATTACTTGGCGACCTTGCGGAAGAAAAGGACGTTGAAAGAGTTAAACGCGCACAAGCAAGGATGCGAGAGTTTATAAAGGAAACAGGAAGAACACGACGTTATGATCGTGAGCAGATAGTTTCTAAGAGAAGCGACGCGCCCACAGCGGCACGCCCGAAGGTAACGAAACCGAAAGCGCCAAATACACCTGTTGACTATAAAGAACAGAGCAAAGCAACATTACGCAATCTACGAAAATCATAGATTGCGTAACAATCTAACGAGTACCCCAGCGAACGAACTAGGTGGGGACTTCTTTAAAGTTCAATATGGCAACATTGACGAAGAAACCGTTAAAACCTTCAGTAATACGCTTCAAAACCTATCGCAGAAGTACGACACTACATTGACCACCGTTAAATTGATGGGAAAGAATGAGTATGTAGTGCTACGCAATGCATTTGCTACCACTTACTATGATTACGAAACGGATGTTTCAACGCTTATGCTTAACCCTGTTAAATTAGGGAAGTATGACAAATACGTTGAGCATATCAAAGAACTTCAATCAGAGGGCTGCGCGGCAAAAATCGACGAGAAGTACGCAGGACAATATGTAGTAACACATGAGTTTGCACACACTCTTATAGATATGGAAACTCCACTCGATAAAAGCCGAAATTGGGTAGGAGCTGACTACAAAAAGATTGAGGGCATACGAAAAGAAATCAAGGCAGTTTACAACGATTATTTGAAAGAGTATAAAGACACCGACAAAGAGCGCAAAAAGTACGAGTTAGAGTTTATGAACAGCTTTGACGAGTCAGCATTTAGCAAAGCACAGGAACTCCAAGAAGAACTCAATAAGTTACATATAAGCAAATATGCGCTTACCAATTCGGACGAGTTTATGGCAGAGTGTTTCACACAAAAGACACTAGGCGGTGCAGAAAATGAATACGTGGACAAGATCCTGGATATTATTGATAAGAACTTTGCGAGGTAAACAAAATGCTAGATATGCCCTTTTTCATGGAAAATGAAAGCTGGTACAAGTTTGATTTTACCAAAAAGAAATACGTCTTGACAGACGAAGCGCCGAAAGAAGCAAAAGCCAGCTATGAAGAATTTTACAAAGCGTTAAGCGCACAAGTAAAAGAAAGTGAGGATTGAACAATGGCAACAGATTGTAGACATGAGGTTGAACATCTTGTAGGCACAAAAGATGGTATCAAGTGCAGGAATTGCGGCAAGATGTTTGCATCATTTGCGGAGCTTGTAACAGACAGACCGAAGAAGCAGGAAAAGAAAGTTGAAGCACCTGCGGAAACAATCGAAGCAGTTGAAACACCTGCGGAGAAGCCGAAGAAAAGCACCAAGAAAGGGGCTAAGTAATGGAAGAAAAGATAATAGAGAATAAATGGGAAGATGGACAGCTTTTTGACATATCCGAAGCACTCGACAGGGCACGCGGCATAGTTAAGACCGCCGATGATATTAAAGCCGAAAACGCCAAATTAAAGCTATTAGAGGGCGTTAATATCATTCTTGCGGAATGTATCGACACTATCAAGAAAAGAGCCGAGAGCGGCGCGTTAAGCGATAACACGATAGTGAATGTTGACGAGTTCGACGACTGACGATTTTTTTCGTATTCCTCCTATACATTACCGAGAACCCTCGGAGAGTTTTTCCGCGTTATCCCTCGCGGCTTTTTCTTCGACCGTGAAAGCTACTGCCTAAAACAGATTAAGAAAGGTTCTCCCTCGGTAAATCAAGCACGCACGACGTGCTTTTTTTATACACAAAATTCGCAGAGCGTAACTGCGGAAACAATACGCACTCGCCCAATCCAAGGCGGTAAAGAAAGGATGAACGATGGCACTATTTAAACGCACAAACCTCAAGGAAAAAGGGTTAACAGACGAACAGATTGAGTACGTAATGACCGAGAGCGGCAGAGCTTTAGGCGATTACGAGTTAAAAAGCAATATACAAGCACAGATAGACGAAGCTGTGAAAGCTGTTAAACCTGCCGAAGTAAACGTGTTTGAAAGCGCGGAGTATTTAAGCCTTATGGCTGAAAACGAGAAGCTGAAAGCGTTCGGAACAGAAGATTTCGCAGTGGTGAAAGCACCGTACAAGGACATGGTATGGGATAAGCTCGACCACGGGGCAGAACATAAGCCCTACAACGAACAGCTAACAGAACTTTCCGCAACAATGCCCGACTTATTCGCTATGCAGACAGAGGAGCAGAAAGCAACACCACAGTTTGCAGGCGGAACGGCAGGAACAATGCCAAAGGGCGACGAAGCACCTTCCTTCGATAAGATATGGGGATTTGTGCCGGGCAAATAACATTGAAAAGGAGAAAACAAAATGTTTGAACAGAAACCATTGAATTACGCGAAAGAGTATGCACAGTCACTTGCTAACGCTTACCCTTATCTCAGCTACTTCGCAGAGGTGTACACATCACCCAACAACAGCGATTATCAGCCTATCAAGGGTGACACCGTTATGATTCCTTCAATGAGCGTAAGCGGTGCAAGAGCCGTTAATAGAAACTCTATCAACGGTCAGTTTAACAGAAACTTCAACACTAACTATGAGCCTAAGCAGATGACAATGTACCGCGAGTGGGATACAATCCTTGACCCCATGGATGCAGTACAGACCAACAACGTAGCTACTATTGCAAAGGCAACAAAGACCTTCAATGAGACACAGAA